AGCCAGGAGCCAGCACCACCAGCGAGCCAGGAAACTGGACAGCCCGAAACAGAAGAACCAGAGAAGCAGCAAAAGATAGCTAAGCAGTTTAACGAAGATGATATTAAAAAGCTAATTAAGCTGGTTACTGAACAGGTGCTAATAGACCGGATGAAGCCAATCTACGCTCAGGTAGTAGAAGCGTTCGGGCAGCAGGCCATTGATGACATAGGCATAGAGGGCCGGTTTGACTTGCTAGACCCAAGAGTAATACACTTCTTAGATACTGAAGCTGCACAGTACGTGAAGGGCATAAACCAGACTACCAGGCGCCGGTTACAGGATACACTGATTGAAGGAGTTAAAAACGGGGAGAGCATCCCGAAACTGATGGACAGGGTGTCTAGTGTGTTTACTGAAGCAAAGACCTGGAGAGCTGAAGCCATAGCTAGGACTGAAACAGTCAGGGCATCTAACTTCGGCGAGTACGAAGGCATGAAGCAGGTAGGCATAGAAATGAAGGAGTGGCTGGCTACACGGGATGAACGGGTAAGAGAAAGCCACTTAGAAATTGACGGTCAGATCGTGCCTATAGACGAGCCATTTATTTTAGGCAGTGGTGCTGAAGCCATGTACCCAGGAGATAGTGGAGAGCCAGAAGAAGACATTAACTGCAGGTGCACTGTGGCTCCGGTATTTGAAGGCAAGAGCATGTATGGCACAGAGGAGCTGCGAACGAAGGCCTGGATAAAGTATGAGAATACACGTATACCCTGGGAGCGTAGGATGAGTGCAGCTGTTAAAAAGGCATTCCAAGACCAGCAAAACGCTGTGATGGAAGAGCTAAAAAAATTATCATAAAGGGGGTGGAACAGTGGACGAAATAGTAATGAACATTGAAGAATTTAAGCAGAAGGTATTTAGTAACCAGCCAGTGAGCGCTGTTATAGTCAGAAAACAGTTTAATGCTGAAGTAAAGCAATTAGAAGAAGAGCTGACACTAGACTTTACTATTAGCACTGGTAGCGTGGACAGGGATGGGGACAAGATTAACCCAGCTGGCTGGAAGGTGGACAATTACATGAAGAACCCGGTAGTACTATTCGCACATGACTATAAGAGCTTGCCGGTAGCAAATGCTACAGCTATATGGGTAGAAGGCAACGCATTAAGGGCACGGGCGAAGTTTACGCCAGAGGAGCTGTACCCGTTTGGTTACATGGTTTATAGATTTTATAGAGATGGCTTCATGAAGGCTACATCAGTCGGCTTTAACCCGATTAAGTGGCAGCCTAGTAATGACAGAAAAGAAGGCATAGACTTTGAAGAACAGGAGCTATTAGAATTTTCGTGCGTGCCAGTGCCAGCTAACCCTGAAGCTTTAGTGGTAGCTAAGAGTAAAGGTATAAACGTGACACCACTAAAAGAGTGGGCTGAACGCATCTTAGATGAGTGGTCAGAAGACGAAGATGGCATTCTTATCCCGAAGAGTAACGTGGAGCAGATCTATAATTTGCTTAAAGGTAAAAGAATGTATACCCTACAGAAGGGAGGTGCTGAGGTGAACAAAGGAGTAATCACGTATGGGCAGGCACATCCAGATGGCACTCCTAAAGCTCCAGAAGATGAAGAGTGGGATGCAGCCAGGGAGGTAGCAGAAGCTGATGTAGAAGATCTAAAAGTAATGTGTGCTTGGTATGACAGCGATAATCCAGACATTAAAGGCAGCTATAAATTACCGCACCATAAGGCTAGTGGCCAGCATGCAGTAGTTTGGAGAGCTGTAGCAGCAGCTATGGCAGCTTTGCTGGGTGCCAGGGGTGGGGTAAATATACCCGAAGCCGCTAAAAAGGAGGTTTATAACCACCTAGCTAAGCATTATGAGGAGTTTGATAGAGAGCCGCCGGAATTTGCAAGTGTAGAGGAAATCGTAGATAAGTACGTAGGAGGTGAAGCGATGCAGAAAGCTGGTAGGGTTTTATCTAAAGCAAACGAACAGAAAATTAGGCAAGCTAAGGATCTTCTGGATGAAGTACTGGCCCAGCTGAACGAACAGCCGGAGCAGGATGATGATAAGGATAAAGAGGGTGGTATAATAGTAAAAACGGCAGACGACGAACCACGGGACGAACCGGAGCAGAACCCGTTAGACGATGTAGAGCAGCTGAAGGCATTACTGGAGACAGCTATAAAAAATGTATTAAACCCGATTTTAGGCAAAGTAGATTAAGGGGGGTTATAAAATGGCAAGAGAATTAACAGTTGAAGAACTGCAGAAACTTATAGAAGACATCGTGGGCAAGACCGTTGAGCCACTGAAGGAGCAGCAAACCCAGTGGGCAAATAAGTTGTTTGAAGAGAAGAAAGAGCAGCCTAGAGAGAAGGGCGTAATAGCAGCTAGAATAGTTAGGGCACTAGCAGCTAATAAGGGAGACGTAGAAAAGGCATCGGCTTATGCTAAGAAGGTATGGGGCGATGACGAGGTAGCTAAAGCACTATCAGCTGGCACTCCTGCCAGTGGCGGGTACATAGTACCACCTGAATATTCGACTGAGATAATTGAGCTACTTAGGCCAGCTAGCGTAGTACGTAGGATGGGTGCAGTAACTATACCGATGGATACCGGTACACTGCACATCCCGAGGCTGGCTAGTGGAGCACAGGCAACGTACATTGGCGAAAATGCCGCTATTGGTAAAACCACTTTAACGTTTGATGAAGTGGTGCTAACCTGGAAGAAGCTAGCAGCTCTAGTACCTATCAGCAACGATTTGCTTAGGTTCTCTAATCCTAGCGCTGATGTAATAGTAAGAGATGACCTAGTAAATGCCATGGCACAAAGAGAGGACTTAGCTTTTATACGTGGGGATGGTGTTACAGAGCCTAAGGGTTTATTTGGTTGGGCTCTAGCTGCTAATAAGATACCATCCACCGGTACCACTTTAGTGGCTGTAACCAATGACCTGGCTGCTGCGGTGCTTGCGCTGAAGAAGAATAACGTAAGATTTATCAGGCCAGGGTGGCTAATGTCGCCACGCAGCGAGATGTACCTGATGGCTCTTAGGGATAGCAATGGCAATTACGCATTTAGAGATGAGATGCTAGCTGGTAGGCTGTTTGGCTACCCGTACGCAGTTACCACTCAGATACCCGAAAACCTGGGCACTGGCAGTAAGGAAAGCGAAGTGTACCTAGTAGACTTCGCAGACGCCATTATCGGTGAAGCTACTCAGCTAATTATTGATGCTTCTTCAGAAGCTGCTTACGTGTCCGGTGGTAATGTGGTGTCGGCATACAGCTTAGACCAGACTGTAATTAGGGTAATAGCTGAGCACGACTTTGCAGTAAGACATCCCCAAAGCGTGGCGGTAATTACCGGGTTAACTTGGGGTGCTTAGTGTGATAGTTAAATTTGTAAAAAACTACGCACCTTATTTGGAAGGCGAAATTGCCGGCTTTGAAGAAGAGGTAGCTAAGAAGCTAATAGATGGTGGTGTAGCAGTAGAGTATAAAGTAAAGGCTGTAGATCATCCCGAAAAAGACAAGATGGTACACGAACCTAAAGCGAAGAAGTGATGAAAAATGCTAAAGGTGTTAGTACCAGCAACGAGTAAGCAGCTAACGACCTTAGAAATGGCATATAATTTTCTGGGCATCAGTTCGGATGCTGGGGCTGATGCCCAGCTTAATTTCCTTATTGGCGTAGCAAGTGACATTATAGCTGGTTACTGTGGCAGAGAATTTGCACTGCAGAAATACGAAGAGAAGCTACCAGGTTACGGGACGAACAAACTATTACTGAGCGTAACACCAATTAAGAACATAGAGAGTGTAACGGTGGACGGGCTACCAGTAGATGATTACGAAGTGGAGAGCGACGAAGCTGGCATACTGTACCGGTCTAAGGGCTGGGTCTGGAGGCCGAAGCTTAGTTGGGATATAGTCTATTCAGTAATCCCGAATTCAGAAGAACTGAACGTAGACGTAGTATACGAAGCTGGCTTTATACTGCCCGGGCAGGAAGGTAGGGACCTACCGGGAGACTTAGAATATGCATGCCTGTTAGTGATTAAGGCCTTACTAGAAACTGAAGAGCGCAGCCCTGGTATTACCAGTGAACGCATTGGAGACTGGCAGGCTAGCTACAGCGCAGACATTGTACCTGGTAGCGTTATTTCGTTACTGGAGCCTTGGAAATGCGCAGTATAGAGCATTTGTATATCCACGAGCTGAAGCTTAAACGTAAAACAGTAACCAGGGACAGTCAGGGCGGAGTAGTAGAAACCTGGCAGGAAGTTAAAACATTCAAAGGCCGCATTCGACCGGCGAGTATAAGTGAGAGAGAGTTAGCAGCTAAAGAGGAGGCTACTATATCGCACGTAGTATATTGTGACCCGAGCGTAGGCATTACCCGTGGCGACATAGTAGTGTACGGGGATTTAGAAATTGAGATAATAGGCGTAAGTAATCCCAGTTATTTAAGCCATCACTTAGAATGCCAGGGGATAGCAGTACAGCATGGCTAAGGATGTAGAGATAAAAATAGACTTAGGCGCTTCAGTAAATTGGTTAAGGCAGAAGACCACCAGTGGTATGGAGTATGCTACAGTATTTATCGAAGGCGTAGTTAAAAGGTCATTCCAGCCAGGCCACGGGAGGACTTATATTAGACATGGTAAAGAGCACAAAGCTTCAGCACCTGGTGAACCGCCAGCGGTAGATACCGGTAGGCTGAGAAGCAGCATTACTCATGCAGTAGAAACTACAGACAACGAAGTAATAGGCTACGTGGGGTCTAACGTAGAATACGCTAAAGACCTGGAGCTAGGCACTGAACGGGTAGCTGAGCGCCCGTTTTTAAGACCTGCACTGTTTAATAACCAAGCAGAAATAGCTAAAAAATTCATAGAGGGGGCCAAAAGATGAACGCTTTAACGCAGGCAATTTATAACGTACTAGTAAATGACCAGCAGCTTACCACAATGCTCAGCGATTATAAAGGTGCACCGGCAATATTTACAGTACAGCCTATACCCGAAGATGTAAAGCTGCCCTATGTAATAGTTTCCGGTAACATAGCTGATGCGCCTTGGGATACGAAGCTGGAGCTGGGCAGAGAAGTAGTCAGAGATGTAAGGTGCTATACTGCGGCAACTGGTAGCTATCAGCTGGTAGAAGCGATAGCTGAACGGGTAAGAGAGCTATTTCATAGGCAGAAGATAGCAGTGACTGGGTATAATAATGTATACACTACCTGTAGCGGACCTATAGTCAATATGACTACTAGCGAAGTCTACGGGTTAGTGGTAACTATAACTTTTAAGTTGGAGGTGGCATAAAATGGCAAAGGTAACAGGCATAGATTTTTTAGTCTACGCAAAGACTGGCGAAACACCTACATTAATTGGTGGACAGAGAGGGGCTTCCCTATCTTTAACCACTGATGCGGTAGACGTAACGGCTAAAGACAGTGACGGGTGGGAAGAAAATATCCCGCACATTAGGCACTGGAGCATCGATTTCGATGGCTTGCTTATAGAAGATGACGCTGGATTAACCGCACTAGAGAGCGCTTACATGAGCGGCACGCAGCTGATAGTAGAATTTTCTACACCCGGTGGCAGCAAGTACACTGGCACAGCTACGCTAACAGATTTTAGTTACGATACTCCATATGATGCAGAAGCTACGTATAGCGGCACGCTACAAGGCTCCGGACCATTAACTAAAACACCGTAGGTGGTAGTTGATGCCTAAGCCATTTGTAACAATAGAGCTAGATAAGCCGAGGCATTTACGCTACGGATTTAATCAGTTATGCGAGCTAGAAGACCTGCTGGGGGTACCGGTAAGTAAGCTGCCCGAAATTGAGATTGGCTTCAGGGAGCTTAGGACACTTCTTTATGTCGGCCTACGTGGCGAAGATCCAGATTTAACGCCTGAAGTGGTAGGCAGCCTTATAGATGAAGCGCAGTCTTTAGATTACGTATTTAGTAAGGTGTCAGAAGCGCTACAGCTAGCTTTCGGGAGCAGTGAAGAAAAAAACGTTCAGAAGCCGGTAGCTTAAGCTGGGCTGATATATTCAAAGCAGCTACCGGCTTACTGGATATACCTCCTGAGCATCTGTGGCAGCTTACTCCAGCTGAGCTGATTTTGATGTTAGAAGCTAAAGCAGAAGAAAGAAAAGAACATTACAACGAAATAGTGTACAGTGCTTGGCTAACGGCTGGATTGGTTAGGCAGAAGAAGCTGCCTAAGCTAGAAAGCTTAATCGTAACTGAGAAAAAGCGCAAGAGAGTAAGCCCTGAAGAAAAACGAAAACAGTTAGACGAGTTAAAAAAGATATTCGGAAGGGGGTGACAGAGTAAATGCCCGAAAACATTATAGGTGAAGCAGCGATAGCACTGCGAGCTAATTTCCAGGAATTTCAGGAAGACCTAGGGAAAGTACAGAAGGAAGTCGAAAAGGCTGTCACTCCCATTAAGAAAAATTTCGAAAGCATCGGGGATAGCTTAAAACATGTAGGGGATAAGATGAGCGACGTTGGCAAAAACATGTCGCTAAAAGTTACAGCACCTATAGTAGCAGCTGGAACAGCAAGCATGAAAGCATGGGCAGACGTAGACAACGCTATGGATACGATCATTACGAAGACTGGTGCAATGGGAGACCAAGCTGACAAACTAGAGCAGGCATTTAAGAACGTAGCTACTACACTGCCAGCAGACATGCAGACAGTAGCTGAAGCCATCGGAGAAGTTAATACCCAGTTTGGACTGTTAGGCAAAGACCTAGAAGATGCAACCAGGGAATTAGTAAAATTCGCAACGCTAAATGAAGTGGACGTGTCAAGTGCCACCTTAAACGCAAAGCGTGCAATAGAAGTATTCGGATTAACAGCTAAAGACGTAGGCGGAGTACTAGACAGCGTAAACTACGTAGCACAAAGTACCGGTATATCTGTAGACCAGATATTTGAAGCAGCAGTTAGAGGAGCGCCGCAGATAAAAGCACTAGGATTAAGCTTCGGCGAAGGCGCTTTATTGATGGGTAAATTTCAGCAGGCTGGATTAGATAGCACTAGGGCGCTAGCGTATTTAAATAGGGCACAGGTAGAATTCGCTAAAGATGGTAAAACCTTACAAGAAGGGCTAGCTGAGCTACAGAAAAAGCTGCTAAGCTCGAAAGATAGTACTGAAGCACTTACTTTAGCCAGCACGTATTTTGGTACTAAGGGCGCAACGATAATGCTAGATGCTATACAGCGTGGCGTACTAGATTTAGGTGATTTAGCAGCAGCTGCAGAACAAGCTGGAGGAAGTGTAGGCTCAACGTTTTCAGCAACTCTAGACCCGATAGACCAAATGAAAGTGCTTATGAATAACCTTAAGCTGGCACTAGCTGAAGTTGGCACTTCGCTGCAGACAGTATTAGAGCCAGCATTAAATAAAGTTATTGAGGCAGTACAGAAATTCGCAGATTGGTTTAATAACCTGTCGCCAGCAGCGAAAAACCTGATAGTGACTATAGGCTTACTTGCAGCAGCACTTGGACCGCTGCTTTTGATAATTGGGCAGATTATCAGTGTAGTAGGTACGCTGACTTCGTTCCTTCCGGTATTAGGCGGAGCATTTACCCTGTTAACTGGACCGATAGGCTTAGTAGTTGCAGCAGTAGCTGGAGCGATAGCTATAGGCGTAGCACTATGGAAAAATTGGGACGAAGTAAAGGCATTTATAACGAACATATGGAACAGCATAGCAGACACGGCTAAAAGCATTTGGACAGGGATAACTTCCTTCTTAGGTAATACGTGGAACACGATTTCAACAGCTGCAACGAATACGTGGAATGGAATGAAGAATGCAGCTAGCACAATATGGAACGGAATGAAGCAAGTAATTTTGGATCCGGTAGGCAGTCTGAAGGCTGGGCTGCAGATAGCATGGACGAGCATTTCCACTGTAGCAAGCACGGCCTGGAATGGAATTAAGTCAGTAGCAGGAAGTACGTGGAACAGCATAAAAGACGTAATCACTAACCCGATGAAGAGCTTAAGTGGAGTGCTTGGTGATATTTGGTCTGGCATAAACTCAACACTATCAAACGCTTGGAACGGATTAGTCAAAACTGCATCAGATATTTTCAGTAGAGTGAAAGACGCTATTTTAAGTCCATTTAAGAACTTGCACATACCGCTGCCGCACTTCTCATTTTCTATTAAGCACACGACTATAGCTGGCATAAAAGTGCCGTATCCAGACATAGACGTAAAGTGGTACGCTCAGGGAGGCATATTTACATCGCCGCAGATAATTGGTGTAGGTGAAGCTGGACCAGAAGCAGTAGTGCCTTTAGACCGAGCTTCTAGCTTTATAGATTACGATGAACTAGCCAGAGC